TTTATATGCCATAGTTGCTTCCTCCTTTTGCTTGTTTATAAATCATAATTAACTTGTTGTCACTGACTTAATTTGAAATTCTGCTGCGGTCCATTCTTCTGTTGCTGTTGTAACTGCGGTTGAATAACCACCAAAAGCTATTCCTGATACGCTAGTTCCATTACCCCCTAATGTTTTTCTTGCTGTGGCTAAATCAGCAACCTCTGTCCAACTTGTGCCGTCCCAAGCTTCAGTGGCTGCCGTTACACTAGGTATGTTACCACCAAATATTATTCCTGAAGTTGTTGTGCCTGCTCCTGCTGCACTATGTTTATTTGCATTGGTGTCAGCAACCTCTGTCCAACTCGTGCCATCAAAATTTTCTACAATGTTAGTGTAATTAGCACCTGGAGAAGTATTACCTCCAGCGCACATTGCAGTGGATTGAGTCGGTCCAAGACTTCCAGGATCAGTTCTTCCTGTATTTAAATCATTCACTTCAGTCCATGATGAACCATCGTATTTTTCTGTAGCTGTTTGTCTATTAGACCCTCCAGTTGTGCCTGCGAAAGCTAGCCCTGCAGTTTGTGTTCCTGCTCCTTTGTGACCATATCGAGCAGTGTTTAAATCTCCTGACTCCGTCCAAGATGTGCCATCAAATTCTTCTGTTAAAGCAGAGACACTAGGCGTTCCACCACCGAAAGCTAACGCTGATGTATAAGTTCCTGCCCCACCTGCACCTTGTCTAGCTGTATTTAAATCTCCTGTTTCTGTCCAAGCTGTTCCGTTATAGGATTCTGTGAGTGCAGAATTTCCTCCTGGTGTTTCACCACCAAAAGCCAACGATTGAGTTTGTGTACCTGCTTGTGCCGGTGCTAAACCACTCCTAGCAGTATTCATGGCTCCACCACTGGCCCAAGTTCCGATAGGCGCTCCGCCTGTGTTTACAGTTTTAAATTGTCCTGTTGTAGAGTTGTAGTAAAAGTCTCCAGTAATCGCGTCAGCGTAATCTGCTGCTGGTGTTGTTGATGGATCTAAACCTGAAAAAGCCCATTCTTCAGTAGCTGCTGCTGGAGAGGTTTCACCTGCTGTTGAAAGAGCTACTTGATTTGTTCCATTAGGAAATCCTGCGTTATCTTGTTGAGCTGTTGCTAAATCTGCAACTTCAGTCCAGCTTGATCCGTCCCAATTTTCTGTATTCGCAGAACTACCACCGCCAAAAAATAAAGCTGCTGTATATCCACTTGGTCCACCAGAACTACCACCATATCCTCTAGCCGTATTTAAATCTGCTACTTCAGTCCATGATGATCCATCCCATCTTTCAGTTAAAGCAAGATTAGAAGGTCCATCTGTTCCACCAAAAACTATGCCTGCTGTTTGCGTTCCAGTCGCTCCAACTCTAATTCTATTTGAAGATAAGTCTGCTATTTCAGTCCAAGCACTACCATTCCATGATTCAACAATGGCTCTAAAATTTGGAGAGCCAGGTCCCGAAGCACCTGCACAAAGTAAACCTGCTGTTTGTAATCCTATTCCAGCGGCTCCATTTCTTGCAGTGTTTTGATCAGCAACTTCTGTATATGAAGATCCATCATAAGTTTCGGTTAAAGCACTTTGAGCTGTAGAGTTAACTGAAGTATCTCCAGAAGCTATCATCCCTGAAGTAGAAGTTCCAAATCCAGCCACTTGTCTTCGAGCTGTATTTATATTATTTCCCTCAGTCCAAGAAGAACCATTATATGTTTCAGAATTAGCACTTATTGATCCTGATAAATTACCACCCGCTAGTACAGCAGCATAAGAGCTTCCTCCAAATCCACTGCTAAAAGCACCTCTAGCATCATTTCTAGCACCACCACTAGCCCAACTTCCTGCATAAGGATTATCAGCCAATGCTTGTGCATACGGTGTCGGATCTTCTGTACGGGTTGTAATTTGAAACCCCTTTATACCTTTATATTCAGACATAGCTATTATTTATCCTTTAATAGCCAACCTTGAGTCGAGTCTACGTAAACCAATGTAAAACCAGC